CAGGCGGCACGCGGGCAGGGCCTGATCAGTGCAGGACTGGTGGAGGCGCTGCAGATCATGGCAACCGCGCACGACCTGCCGGCCGAGTTCGTCGCGGGCCTGGGCGATCACCCTTGGCAGTGGCCGGTGAACCCTGAGCGCGGCGACGAGTGGGCCGCTCCAGATGGCAGCCGCTGGCGGTGGGATCAGCCGCGTGATGGACAGGGCCAGTATGTGCCCGACGACCCGGCCACCGAGGCGGTGGAGTCGGCGCTGCAGTGGCTGGAGGTGACGGCGTGAGGAATCTGGGGCTGGGGGATCTGGGGTTTCTGGTGGCGGCAGGTAGACCTGCTGCGCCGTGGACCCCTGCCTACATCGCGACCGCACTGTGGCTGGATGCGGCGGATGCGAGCACGGTTATAGGCGGCAGCCAAGTAGGCCAATGGAATGACAAAAGCGGCAATAACCGTCACGCAACTCAATCGGCTCCAGGCAGTCGACCGTCAAGCACGACTAACACAATAAACGGGCTAACCGTGATTACGTTTGATGGAAGCAATGATTTCATGGACGTATCAACAACGGTTTTGCAAGGGCAAAGCGAACCAAACCTTTTTTATGTTTTTTCTCGCTACGGCGCCGGCAGCGGTGACGTGTATAGATGCGAAGTTTCAATACTGGCGGGTGACGCAAACGATGCTGGCGCGTTCCACTACGTAAAAAACTCTAATAACTTGGGAGCATCGTATCCCTTTTTTGGGACTTGGGGCAATTACGACCTAAGCTCTGGCACCGCTTACGCTAACAACACGCCAGAAATAATCGGCTTTAACGCATTTAGCAATGCTTGGCGCGTTCATAGAAACGGCACACAAGAAGGCCCAACTGGACTGGTTGGCGTAGCGCCGTCATCTAACTTCGTCGGCATCCGTTTGGCGCAACAACTCAACCCACTTCGCACCGCGAACATCGGCATTGGCGAACTTATTTTAGCATTCGGAACTTCCGTTAATGATCGGCAACGCATCGAAGGCTACCTCGCCCATAAATGGGGCCTCGCCGCCAAGCTCCCCAGCGACCACCCCTACAAGTCAGCAGCGCCCACCCTGTAACCCGGCAACCTAGCCCAACAAGCGCCCCAGCAATGGCCCCAACCCCCGGATTCTGGCGCGAGGTGCGGGCGCAAGCCACCGCCGGGACGCTGGTGGTGGTCACGGGTGCCATCCTTGGCGGCATCGTGTTTCTGGTGCATACCGTCCCGACACAGCTCAGCCGCATCCTTGAGAATCAGGCCGAGCTGGCCGATCGCGTCGCGCCACTGGAGCGCAACGACCGGGTCCAGGACAACCGCCTCACCAGATTGGAGGCCAGGCCCTAGCCCTGCGCATCCTGCAGCTCGCGGATCCAGTACTGCTCAGTGATGTCCGACTCGTATAGCTCCAGCTCTGCTGAGTCCGTCTGCCTGGTGGGGTAGATCCACAGCGTCCCGCCTGCCTCAACCCTGGCCACGTTGTCATCATCGACCGTGGCAGTAGCGCCGATGATGCCGTGCAACACCACCGCAGCGTCAAACATCGTGCCGGCTGGCAATAGCTCAAACTCCCTGCCGTAGAGGTGGCTGCCATCTGGCATCTGGAACAGATGCAGCTTGCCCCAGGCCATTGATGGTGCCGCCATGGCCGCTAGCCGCCTGCCATAGCTTGCCGGGAAAGCTATGGCAGTCACCCCGCCACACATGGAGCTGCTGCACGATCCGGTCTTCTGGTGGGCGTTGACGGCCAGCGTGTGGGCCACCCTCAGCGATTACATCGGCTCGCGGCCTGAGGTGCGGCAGAACGCTGTGTATCAGCTGATCCTCTCGGCGATCGGCAATGCCATCCGGGGCGAGGCTGCCAAGGCCGGCCGTGAGCGTCGCCGGGGCCGCCGTGGCTGACATCCAGCTAGTCAACGTCGCCAAGGCCTACCAGGGCCTGAGCCATCAGACGGCAGCGCTGAACTGGCTGCAGGAGCGGATCCCGTCGCCGGTGCTGGCTGAGTTCGCGGAGCTGTACCGGGCCGACCCACCAGCCAAGCCGGAGGCCAGCCCGACGCCAAGCAAGCCGCCCGGCGGCGTGCTGCTGCAGGTGCCGTACGAGGCGCAGAACGACAACGGCCCCACCGGCTGGCGTGAGTGCTTCTCCAGCTCCTGCGCCATGGTGGCCCGCTTCTACGGCAAGGTCAGCGGTGACGATGAGTACAACGCCATCCGCTCGCGGTTCGGCGACACCATCGACAGCAGCGCTCAGCTTCGCGCCCTCGGCAGCCTGGGCCTGCAGGCCGCCTTCCGTCAGAACGGCGACGCTGCCAGACTGGAGCGGCTGATCCGCGACGGTCGGCCGGTGCCCGTGGGCTGGCTGCACAAGGGACCGATCAGCGCCCCCAGCGGCGGCGGGCATTGGTCGGTGGTGGTGGGCTTCACGCCCGAGGCCTTCATCCACAACGACCCCAACGGCGAGGCCGACATGGTGGGCGGCGGCTACGTCACCACCAAGGGCACCGCCGGCAAGGGCATCGCCTACAGCCGGCGCAACTGGCTCAGGCGTTGGGAGGCTGATGGCCGGGGCTCCGGCTGGTTCCTGGACATCCGCCCCTGATCCGTGAGCGATTGCCACCGCATCGAGGGGGCAGAGCTGGTGACCAAACGCGAGGCGAAGACCCGGCTGCGGCGCGGGATCTTCAACGACTGGGGCCACGGTTGCGCCTACTGCGGCAGCAATGCCGACACGCTCGACCATGTGCGGCCCCTGGCCCGTGGCGGACTGACCGTCCGGGCCAACCTCGTCCCTGCCTGCTCACCCTGCAATCTGCGCAAGGGGCACGCCGAAGCCCTCGACTGGTTCCGCGCCCACCACGGCTGGAGCGCCGAGCGCGAGCAGCGCCTGCTGGACTGGATCGCCGTCTAGCCCTTGCTGGCCATCACGCAGGCGTCTTGGTTGTAGCGGCCCGTCTCCCGGTAGCTGCGCTCAGGCTGGCTCATCATCGCGTGGAACACCATCTGGCCAATCCGCATGCCAGGCCACAGCGGCACGCCATGCAGCTGCCGGCTGCAGTGCAGCTCCATCGTCAGCACCGACCCAGACCATCCCGGGTCGCAGTAGCCGGCCATCAGGTGCTCCAGCCCCTCGCGGGCTCGGCTGCTCTTGAGCATGAACTGGGCCGCCACGTTGTCAGGCAGGTGGAACACCTCCACCGTCTGGGCCAGCACGAACTGACCGGGCACCAGCCAGTACGGAGCATCCTCGCTGTGGATCTCCAGCGGATACGGCACCAGCGCCGGGCTTTCCACGCTTTCGATCAGCAGCGTGCTGCCGAGCCTCACATCAAGGCTGGCCGGGTTGACCAGCGCAGGGTCAAACGGGCTGACCATGCCGCCTTCGCAGAGGGCATGGATCTGGGAGTCGCACAGGATCACGGTGGGTTACACGCCGGGTTCATCCACCTCGCATGGTCCGCGCTCAGGAAGCACCGGCCCACCGCGAGGCAGCGGGATCCCCATCGACACGCACAGCGCCTCAAACTCCGCCTTCGCCCTCGCACCACAGGCATCCTCCACGCAGATCCCCGCTCCACACACCCGCCAGACCACTCGGCCGCCACGGGCCACCACTTCCCAGGTCGGCAGGTCGCTCATGGGATAGGTTGCCGTCCCAGCCCTGAGACCCGCTGCGCCGCAGCCGTTCTGCCCTACTGCCTCAGATGTGCGCTTTGTTGCCGGCATCTAAGGAAAACGTGCTCATAGCGCAGGCTAGTGTCCGCAGGCGTTCTCGGCACTCTATGGCGCCCCTGGTCGTCGGCTACGCCCGCGTCTCCAAAGAAGAGCAGGCAGATGCACTGCCGGCCCAGGTCTCGCGCCTTGAGGCAGCCGGCTGCGATCGGGTGATCAGCGACCTTGAATCCGGCCGCAGCAACGACCGCGACGGACTGCTGGAGGTGATGGCCCTCGTCCGTGCCGGCGAGGTGCGCGAGGTGGTGGTGGACCGCCTGGACCGCCTCGGCCGTGATGCCACCTTTGCCGATGCGCTGCTGGCCGAGTGCAGCGCCCATGGCGTCACCGTTCGCGCCCTGGTGGGCGGCACCGTTGAGACCGCCACGCCGCAGGGCTTCCTGATGGCGCGCCTGCAGACCAGCCTGGCGGAGATGGAATCCCGCATGCTGTCGCTGCGGATCCGCCGCCAGTTCACCGTCTACCGGGCTGAAGGCCGCCACCTGCGCCGGCGCAAGCCGTTCGGCTACCGCAGCGGCCCTGATCATCGGCTGGCGCCAGACCCCGAGCAATGGCCGCAGGCGCTGCGGATCATCGACGAGCTGCGCAAGGTCGGCAGCTTCTCCGGCGTGTCCACCAAGATGCCGGAATGGTGCAGCTGGACCCCGGCAGCGACCAACCTCCAGGGCTGGTTCTGCAACCCGGTCATCCGCGGGCACATCGGCCACCACTACGACAAGCGCAGCGGCAAGGGCTGGGGTCAGCGCTGGGGTGAGATCCGCTACGACCAGCATCCGGCCCTGATCAGTGAGGCCGACTGGCGAGACCTGGCGGACATGCTGCGCCGGCCCCGCAACCGCTTCGCGCATGGCGCCAGCACCGAGACGCGCCACGGGCTGACCGGGCTGCTGCGTTGCGCATCATGCGGCTACCTGCTCAGGCGCAACAGCTCGGCCGGTGTCATCTGGTGGCGCTGCCGCCATCGGCTGTGCAACGAGCGCGGTGCCATCAAGGAGGCCGAGGTGCTGCCGGTGGTGGTGCGGGCCTGCATCGCCGAGGCTTACCGGCTGGCGCAGGCGGCCACCGCACCCGAGGGGCCAGACCCGGCGATCGCCGGCATGGTGGATGAGCTGGAGCTGATGGAGCGCATGGCCGCACGCAACCCGGACAACCGAGCGATGGCTGCAGCGGTGCAGGAACAACGGCAGAAGATCGAAACCCTCAAACGAAAAGACCGCCAGTCGGTGGACGTGGCGGCCTTCGAGGTGATGCAGCATCCGATGTTCTTTACGGATGCGACACCGGAGGAGCAACGGGCATTGTTTGGGGCAGTGTTGCGGTCGGTGTCCATTGCCCGTCGCGGACTTGTCGCCGGTATTCAGGTTCGAACGACTTGAGGCGGCTCAGCAGCGCTTCGCGCAGGGTGAGTGGCTTGCTCATGCCGCCCCCTTGAAGCTGGCGCACCAGCGGGCGAACTCGATGCCCTCGTCCTTGGGATCCGGGAAGCCCAGGCCGCAGCGCTCAGAGCTCCAGTGGATGCACTGCTCGCAGGTGGTGGTGGACTCCAGGTCCGGCAGCCCGACCGCCAGGCCGGGCTCTGGGTCCGACTCAATCTCCGCCTCCAGCAGCTCGCGCAGGGCGGTCATCGACTGCTCAAGGCCTTGGAAGCGATCGAGCAGTCGGGTGGCCCTGCTGGCAGCCAGTGCATTGACCGAAGCGCTGATGCGATCAGCCCGCAGCTCCCAGGTCGTGAAGCGATGGCCGCAGTCCGAGCAGGCGCAACGCCGCCGGATCCGGTCAGGATGCCGGCGGGACTCCAGGACGCTGCGGCTCGTCTGGCCGCACTCTGGGCAGGTGATGCCGTCAAGGGTTGCGGTCATGGCTCCGGCATTGCCTCGCCGTTGCCGGCCGGGTGGCCCTGCCGGGCTGCCTCCTGCAGCAGGAAGCGTGCCCAGCCGATGTGAGTCATCAGCGCATGCGGGCCTGGTGGGGTCGGGTAGCTCTGCTGCCACCAGGTACGGAACAGGACTTCGAGTTGCGAGTCGGTCATCAGGGGCAAATGGCTTTAAGGAGTTGAGCTTCTTCCTGTTCAGTGAGAATGCCAGTGCAGCAATGAGCACGTGCGGGCAAGAATTGACCGCAAAAGCAGGTTGAACCGTTCCACTCGGGATCGTGCTTTGCGATCAGGTGCAGCTCTGTTCTTGGAAGCATTGATCTTTCAACCGGATGCCACCAATACGACAGATTGAGGGACTTGAGTCCTTGGGTTACGCGGATTGGATGATTGCGCATTTTGATCCGCGTTCTGATGTGAACTGATCGGCCTATGTAAAGCCATTTATCCGCGCTTTTGACTGCATACACACCGCAGTCGTCTGGCGCGTTGTCAACGTCAAGTGGCCGCCATTTCCTGATGACAGCCATTGGCTTGCCCGAGCGAGGATGAGGCGCAATGGCGCTGCTCACAGCAACCCCCCGGCCTCGACCTTGCTAAGCACCCGGATCCGCTCCGGGTTGGCGGCGGGATGACGAGCGGCGGCGAACTGCAGCGCCTGCCGCTGACTCTTGGCACGGATCGTGCAACGCATGGGCCGGAGCCCAGGGATCGGCACCTCCACTGCCCACAGGCGCGCGCCGGGCTCGGTGGTGTAGGTGATGCCTTCACCGACGCATTGCGGCTCGTCGGTGGGTGCGTAGTAGGGAAAGGCCATGTCAGATGAAGGTCGCCCATTGCTGGGTCGTGATGACGCCCGTGCCGAGGCCAACGCCGTTCAAGAAGGCCACCAGGTCGGCCCCGGCGTAGATGCCGGTGCTGGCGCCGCTCTGGCGGAAGCTGTAGGCCGTGCCCCGCGTCAGCTGCAGACGGTCACCATCGGCGATGCAGAAGTCACCGATGAAGGCGTAATCGTTGCCGCCGCCCTTGGCCCAGCCGTTGGTGATGACGAACGTGTCGACTCCGGTGCCGCCCCAGAGGCGATCAACCTCGCGGCCATCACTGGAGCCGTGGTGGGCCAGCAGTGTGTCGTTGCCGGCGTCACCCTGCAGTAGGTCGTTGCCGACGCCGCTCTGCAGGCGATCGTTGCCATCGCCGCCTATGAGGGTGTCATTGCCGGCACCGCCGAAGAAGGCATCGTCACCAGCGCCACCGCAGAGCATGTCGGCACCTTGGCCGCCGATCAGGGTGTCATTGCCGAGGCCGCCCCACAGGATGTCGTTGCCGTCGCCGCCGTCGATGCTGTCGTTACCGGCTGCACCGTCGATGCTGTCGTTGCCGCCCAGGCCGGCGATGGTGTCGGCCAGGGTTGTGCCGAGGATGGAGTCAGCGCCGGTCGTGGCGGTGGGGGGACGGGGGATAGATGTCATGGATGGATTGCGTAGGTGGGTTCAGCGTTGCTGCAGCAGTTGCCGCTCTTGCGGGGCCATGCGTTCCTCCTGGTGGATGGCGACCGCTGCCATGCCAACCGCCAGGACAATGAAGACAACCATCATCAGATTGCCGAGCATTCCGACACCTTCAGGGTCGGCATGAGTCCACTTCTTCGATGTGCAGGACGGATGCGTCCGGGTGACGAGCTTCAAAGCACTGGCGCGTGCGTTGCGCATCCCAGTTGCCTTCCGTGACCCATTCGACGGAGTCGGAGACTGCATGATCTGTCCGTGTGGTGGTGTACTGGATGTAGAAAACAGGCATCAGACCAACTCCTTTCCGCTCATTGATGGGAGGCTCCAGGCCGAGGCATCCGGCGCATAGCTGGCGTTGGTGATGTCGGCGCCAAGGCGATAGCAGTGATTGGCCAGCGTCTCGGCAACGCGGCGATCCAGCGGGCAGCTGTCGTCCCAGGCGTTGTCTGCGACGGCTTTGGCCACGGCCTCGGTGCTGTCGAGCAGGGCCACCAGCAGCGGCACCAGCGGGCGCTGCTTCTCGGGCAGGCGGTTGATCCACTGCCGGTCTGCAAACCAGATGGCGGGATCAACGGGCATCGCCGCCCGGGCGGCCTGCAGCACCGCGTCGGACATCGCGGCTTCGCATTCGATGGTGGGAATAGACATGGCTTCGGGTGTGGTGTGGTTTGGAATCTGAATCAGCTAGGGCTACTTGATGGTCCAGCTGCGGCGCTCCACTAGGGAGGCGCCTTCAACGGCAGTGCCGGCCTGCAAGGCAGCCTTGATGGCGGTCTTGTCGGCGCTGTAAGTGGTCTTGACCCGGTAGAGACCCTCAGGCAGATCAGCCGGCATCAGGTCAGGGTCCAGGTCCACCGCCACGCTGCGGCGACTGGTGAGCTTGTGCTCAGGCAGTGCCCAGCTAGTCGTTTCCGGGCTGATCCGCTCCAGAGCATCGGTGAGCTGATCCTGCAACGCCTCAGCGCGGCGAGCGCCCTCGTCAGCCAGTGCCTTGAGGCGTTCGGCGTGCTCGCGTTGCGCTGCAGCCTTGGCCCGCAGGTTGTCGATCGCCCAGCACCAGGCATCCGCCTTGGCTTCCAGTGCCTTGCGGTTGTCGGCCTCGTTGGTGATCAGTTCTTCAAGTGCTTGGGTGGCGCTTGCCACTTCGGCGGGATCATCTGAGAACAGGAGCTCAGCCGTGTCATTGATGCGGGCCTGCAGCAGCAGGGCATCACCAGTGAGAGAGAAGAGAGAGGCGGTCATCGGGTCAGCAGCGATGGGTTGCGTTCGGCAGCGGTCAGGGCCTCGCGGCCGGTGTCGTCATCAGCGGCGAGGGCATACCAGCGGGGATCGTCCGGGTCGGGCTCGTCGTGCGCCCAGTCGTCCCAGTCGTCGGGGTGCATGGGTTGAGGTGGTGGTGTGGTGTCCGGGCTGCCCCGGTGTCCGTATCGTACTGGTGCGGTTTGGAAACAGCATGTCCAGCAGTAACAGAACGCAATACAGGCGCTGGACGGAGGCGGAGACCCTGTGGTTGCAGGAGCTGGCTGGTGACATGCCCTTCCATCTGGTGATGTCGCAGTTCAACCACTGGGCCGGTAAGCAGGGCCTGCCGCACCGCAGCCCCGACAGCGTGCGGAAGAAGCTGCGGTACCTCGGCACCAGCCGTGTCCCGGTCGGCGCCTGGATCCGCCTGGGTGACGTGGCTCAGATGCTCGGCAAGGACCGCAGCACCATCCGGCTGTGGTCCGCCAGTGGCCTGCTGCGCTACCACAAGGCCGGCCGCTACTCCAGCGTCAACCGCGACGACCTGATCCGGCTGGCCCGCAACCGGCCCCGGCTGTTCGCCGGCTGCGATCGCTCGGGCCTGCTGCTGCTGCTGGAGGATGAGGCGCTGGTGACTGGCATCCTCCAGCGCTTCCCGCGTCGCCACTCAGGCACAGGCCGTGGCCGCCGCGTGCGCTGGGTGGATACCGGCCAGGTGTTCGCCACCTACCAGGAAGCCAGCGCTGCGGCGCACGTCTGCAGACAGGCCATCAGCGCGGCCTTGCGTGATGGCCGCACCGTGGCTGGCCTGCGGTTCGAGCGTGCCGACTGACCGGCAACCTCAGATGGTGGGTGCTGACCCCGAGGGCAGCGCCTCGGGGTCTTTTCTGTCACGCCAGCAGCTTGCGGACCCGGTAGCGGCTGACGCCGAGGCGGTCAGCGATGCGGGCCTGGGACATGCCGGCGGCGTGCCAGCGGGTGGCGCGGTCGCGGTCGGTCTCAAGCAGCCAGGCAATGAACAGGACAGGGAGCAGGACGAGTGCCAGCGCCCATGCCAGCAGGCATGCGGTAGTGGTCATGGTGGTGAAATGCTGTGGTGATCGCCGGGGCCAACTCAGGGCCTCGCCGGTGATGCCACCAGTATAGCCATTGGCTGTAGCCTGTGCCAGTCCGTCGGCTGTGGTGGCCCACGGACGGCACAGCAGCTTCGTGCCTGCGTGTGGTGTGGGGAGGCTCCGGCCTCCCCTTCACCGCTCACCCCTCCAGCTCGGCGGCGATGGCGAGGATCTTGCGCCGCGTGGCGGCTCGTTGAAACTGCTGCGCTTCATCCAATGTCAGCGCTCCGGTGCCGCCTGGCCTCATGCCGCCGCGTGGAGGTTCCTCCTCCGGCACCACATGATCCGCCAGCACCCGCAACGCAGCGGCCATGCAGGCCTCATGCCAGTTGTCTTCCAGCGGCCCGCATAGCTCGTAGCGGGCGTCGAAGGCGGCGACCATGGCGCGGGTGACGGGGGATGGGTCAGTCATCACCCCTCTCCGCACGGTCGGCCTCGGCGGTGAGCAGGTCGCGGAGGCGTTGGCGATCGTCCCATTGCGCTCCGGCATGGGACAGGTCTGGCCGCGGGCCTTCGTCCGGCAACAGCCAGTCACGCAGAGCGCCAATCTCGGCGGCAAGAAGTTGCTCGTCTGTTGCGCATGGGTGGTAGGTGGCCATGGCGGCGTCAGCAGCACGCTGCATCTGCCGCCACAGCGGCGGGCGGTTGGTGTCGCTCATGGCTGCACCTCCCCCTGGGGTAGGGGCAGGGCGTGGGCGGGGAGCAGTCGATCCGCCTTCTCATAGACGCGAGCCCAGCCAACCCCATAGAGGCGACCATGGCTCTGCTCGATGTAGCGGAGAGCGCCAACGGCATCAGCGGCCAGGTCTTCGACTTGCTCCAGGCGCTCAGTCACCGGCACGGGCGCGGGGTGGCGCTGCTCCAGCAGGTCGGCGGCGCGGGTGAGGCGTGCATAGCCCTCGTCTGACAAGCGGGGCTGCCCATTTCCTGTCAACCGCAACCACGCCACCAACTCCCCCACCTCCCCCTCATCCAGTGGCGCGGGCTGGTGGCCGTAGCGGGCGAGGACGGCGCGGGCATAGGCTCGGAAGGCTTCAATTTGGTACCAAGTTGAGCCCGTTTTGCTGTACCAAGTCCACGCCAATTCATCCAGCTCCGCATCGCTAGGCTGCGTGGCGACGGAGGCCGGTTCCCTGCTCTGCACAGCCGGTCCATCCGCCGCAGCGGCCAGGGCGGCGCGGGCGCGGCGAGCAATGTCGAGGATGTCAAGGCGAGAGTCATCGGCAAGGACTGCCTCTATCAATTCAACACACAGTGCGCGGTCGTCAGTGCTCATCGTGGTGGTGTGGTGTAGTGGGTCTGATGCAGATGATCTCCGCCCCAGGCTGCAGCTGTCGCCATAGCCAGCCGGCGGCGTACTCGTTCCGAGCGGGCACCCGGTAGTCCTGGGTCCTGGAGGGATCCAGTCTGACCGTGACCCACCAGTCGCGCTGCGGCTTCATGTGACCATCCGGGTGTCAGTGGTCGGGTCCGCCTCTGGGCCTGCAGCTGCCGGGGCCTGCAGCTCTGCCAGCCAGGCGTCGAACCGCTCGCGGCTGGTGGTCTTGAGCGGCAAGCCCAGCCACTTGCGCAGGGCCACCGGGTCGCGGAACCACTGAGCCGAGCCGCGGCGCAGCGCCGTGAAGCTCCAGCCGGCATCGTCCCGCTGAGCTTCGAGCAGCATCCCGTCGCCCAGGTCCAGGCAGCGGCGCTTCACGGCTGCACTTCCCGGCTCCGCATAGCAGCCTGGGCATAGCCGGCGACATCCTCCCAGTGCTCGGGGTCGTGGGGATCAGCGCCGGACAGGATGCGGCTCAGCTTGTGGGCGATCATGTCGAGGGCCTCGCGGTGGCCAGCGCTCAGCCGGTCCCAGTTGCGGCCGATGCGCAGGGTGTCCTTGAGGTCTTGCGACAGCTCGCCTACGGCATCCATGCCGCCGTGCTGCTCGTCGCGGTCTGGGAGGGTCATGACGACACCTCCCCCGCATCCCGCAGGGCCTTGAGCACGGTGTAGGAGATGGAGGCCTTGCGCAGCATCTCCATCCGCTCGTCGATCAACGCCAGCCACCGGCCGCGCTCCTCGGCAATGCCGTCGCGGAAGGCCGCACGCACTGCCGGGTCCACGCTGGCCAGCTCCATCGCGGCTGCCAAGGCAGCCTCGCGGTCCTCGAGCTCCATCTGCTGCTGACGCATCTTGGCCCTGGCCTGCACCTCAACCTCAGCAGCGACGAGCTGATACACGCGCTCCAGTTCGGCTCGGATGGCGTCCATCAGAACGGCACCTCGTCAGCCACGGCGTCGTCGCTCTGCCAGGTGGTGGCAGCCGGTGCAGCGGCAGCGGGCCGGGCGGTGGCAGGGGCCGGCGCCTCGTCCGGCGTGCGCCACTCGTCAGCGCGGATGACGGTGGTGGTGCGAGCCTGGCCGTCCTTGCCGGTCCAGGTCTCGGTACGGACCCGGCCGGTGACGATGCAGCGGCTGCCCTTGCGCAGGGTGTCGGCGGCTCGCTGGGCGTCGTCGCCCCACACCTCGACTTTGAACCAGTCGGGCTGCTGCCCGTCGCCTTTCTTGGCGCCGGGCTTGTTGACGGCAAGGTTGAAGTTGGCGACAGCAGTGCCGCTGCTCAGGTAGCGCACCTCAGGGTCGCTGCCGAGGTTGCCGGGGATGGTCCAGGCAGCGGAGCGAAGCAATGCGGCGACGGTCTCGTTCATGGCGTTTGTGGTTGCGTTTGGAAAGTGCATCAAGCGGCAGCAGCCGTCGCCGGCTCTGCCCAGGTTGCCGGCAGGTCGTCGGCATCGTCAGCAGGAGAGACGAGGGCCTCGGCGGCAGCGTTGCAGCGGGCGACGGTCTCGGGGCTCAGGCCGCTCTTGGCCAGCCGGGCCAGCTGGTGGCGCTCCAGCTCCTGAAGGCAGGTGGCGCCCAGCTCGTCAAGGAAGCAAGCCAGCCCGCCAGCAGTCAGGCCCCGGGCATCGCAGGCACGCTGCGCACCGGCCACCAGGTCGTCGATGCTGGTGAGCATCGGCCGATCGGCCTGCACCTCAGCCACGGTGACGGCGCCATTCTCATCAATGGCACCCGTGGCGCCCAGCTCTTCGGGCGTGTAGGCCGCGACGCCGCCGAGAGCGTCCGGGCAGTGGGTGCGCATGCCGGCCGTGAGGCAGCGGGCAAACAGCATCGCCTCGGGGTACTTGGAGTACATGCCGCCGTCCTTGGTCAGGCCGGCACGCTTGGCCATGTCCGCCGTGAAGGTCTCCACGCCTAACTCCTCCTTGCCGGCGAGGAACTTGATGCGGCAGATGGTGTCGGTCTTCTCCAGCACCCGGTAGTCGTAGATGGGGTGCCGCTTGATGGCTTGGGCCAGCAGGTTGGCGCCGAAGCCCGGCTTGCCGTTGATGACGGACACGCCCGCAGCAGAAGCGAACGGCCCGAAGCCGGCCTCCATGCCAGCGAGAATCTTGATGGCGCACTCGGCCATCAGTGCGTCAGGGTTGGCGCCACGGCCAAACAGGCCAGAGGCGGCGAACAGTCGCGCCAGGCGCTGCAGGTCGTCGGGCGACTGGACGCGCAAGCTGAGAGATGTGCCCTGTTGAGAGAGGGCCAGGGCACTGCCCGGGCTGGTGGTGGTGCTCACGGTGTGGTGGTGGTGGGCGTCTGTATCCTACCCGTGCCGATGCCAAACCGCACCGATGCAGTATGGGAACGGTCGCAGATCCGCCCATCTGTAGTAAATCCGTACTAGACCGTCACCGCTAAGCCCAGCCCATGATCCGCATTTCCTGCGACACCCATGACGAAGCCGACGCCATCTGGCAGCAGCTGCATACAGCGCAACCGGCTGCAGCCGTCAGCGTTCAGCTATGGGTCGCGGATGCCCTGGTGGCCCAGTTCAGGTGCGGCGGCGATGGCTGCTCAGTTCTGCATGCAGATCAGCCGGCCCGTAGCTGCTGACCGGCAGCCCTCGCAGCGTGGCGACCGTCACGGCCAGCGCATACAGCTCGGCCTCCAGCTCCTGCCGGCTCCAGATCGCGCCCAGCAGCAAGTCCCGCAGGCGGTCCCGGCGGGCCTGATCCTCCAGGGGGTAGGCGGCAAGGATGCGGGCGAAGCCCTCGGCAGGCGTGCCACCAGCGGCGAGGCTGTTGAGCAGATCGCTCAGGCGCTGGCTCAGGTCGTCTGACTCGGTGTCACTCAGGCTCTGGCCGTCCAGGTAGCTCAGCTGCAGCCGGCCGGCGTTGATCTCGGCGAAGTCCGCGTAGCCCAGCGGCTCGATGCCGTCGCTCACCGGCAGCCAGATGGCATCGTCCAACCAGCGATCCTGCACCTGCCACGCCGAGAACGGCCCCAGCGCCTTGACGGCATGCTCGGGCCCTTTGGTCTGCCACAGCCAGATGGCCTGGTTCGCGCCGGCCAGACCCTCCAGGTTCCCCGCGGTGGCGCCCCGGGCCATGTTGCGATTGCGCAGATGGCTGATCTGCGTGCTGGTCAGCCAGCCGCCTTCACCGAGCCCCCAGTCCGCGATTTGCGCCAGCTGCCGATGGGACAGGTGGCCGCGCCGAAGCCAGTAATTGATGAGCCCCGCCAGGTGGCTGCGGCCTTGCTCATGGCGAAGCGTGACCGGACGCGGACGTGGCGAGGAGGTTGGCACGGTGGTAGGAGGTGACACCCACAGGCTGCCACATCCAAACGCTACCGCTGCAGTTCGGATTCCGCACTGGGCCGCTGCAGAAGCGCAGCAGCTTCCTCGACGCTGCGGGCTACGCCGGCGATGCCGCCGAAGTGCTTGACCATGGTGATGAACGCCTCCTGATCCGCCGTTGGCTTGCCGGTGGAGGACTTCACCTCCACGGCGGCGAACACCGCCAGCCGCTGGCCCACCATGTCGGGGGTGATCTCCACCTGGCGGAAGCCGATGAGGTCGGCGCTGCCGGTGCAGAGGCCATAGCGCACCAGCTGGCCCCGCTCGTCGCGCAGGGCGCCGGTGTTGTTGCGGAACAGGCGTACCGGGCCTTTGCTCAGCGCCAGGCGGATGCGCTGCTGGATCGTCTGCTCTGATGCCATTTGGAAACAGTGGTGGCTGTCAGTCTCGCAGCGCTTCCCGGCACTCCAGCTCAGCAATGCGGCGAGTCGCAGCCCGGAGGATGAGCTCCTGGCGCTGGCACAGCTGAGCCAGCCGCCACAGCATGTCCTGCGCGTGCTGGAGGTCATAGCTGGCAATGCTGCGGCGTTGCCGTTCCAGCTCCAGCTCATGCTCAGGCCCCGGGATCGGGCACATCCAGTCACCCCAGGCCATGAGCGTTACGCCGGCACTCGCTTAGCTTCCCGGGCCTGCATGACGTGATGCGCCCAGGCATAGGGGCTCTTCATCCCGCGCCGCTTGCCGATGGCCACCAGCTCCTGCATGGTCCGGGCCTGGGCTTGCTCGCGGCGGTGCTCTTGCTGCTGGGCCTGGCGCTCAAGCTCGCGCAGCTCACCCGGCACGCTTTCAAGCTCCCTGCGCTCTGGGGCGAAGCGGTGGCCGCACTCGGGGCAGGCTTGCGCCTTGGAGGCGACAGCAGAGAAACAAGCAGGGCACACCTTGATGCTCAGCGCACGCTCTCCCTCGCGCTTCTTCTTGCCGTCCAGCGTCCACTCTCTCGGGTCCAGCGGGTGGCCCAGCCGGCCCACGTTGCCGACGTGATCCAAGATCAGCAGGTCGGACTTTCCCGGCGCAATCCGCAGGCCCCGGCCGATTCCCTGCAGCCACACGGTCAGGCTCTGGGTCGGTCGCAGCCAGATCACCGCGTCGATCTGCGGCACGTCAACGCCGGCAATCCACAGGGCAGCGCAGGCCACCAGGTCAAGGCGGCCGGCTCGCAGGCCCTCGATCGCTTCGCGGCGCTCCCTGTCGTCGCAGTCGCCATGCACGGCCATCGCCCGGTAGCCCGCCTTTCTCCATTGCTCGGCAACGGCTTGCGCGTGCGCGATGGAGCAGCAGAACGCGACGCCGCGCCGGCCCTGGCACAGCTTCTGCCAGTGGCTGAGTGCATCACCGACAACGGCCGGCCGGTTCATCGTTGCGCTGGCCTGTCCCTGGTCAAAGTCGCCGCCTCGCTTGCGCAGCCCGGTCAGGTCCACCCCTGGTGGGGCGAACACCCGCACAGGGGCCAGCAGGCCCTCATCCACCAGGTCGGCAGTGTCGCAGGTGGGCACCAGCCGATCAAACACCTCGCCCAGCCCGCGCCCGTCAAGACGCAGCGGAGTCCCGGTCAGGCCCAACAGGCGGGGATTGCCGGCGGCTTGGATCACCTGGCGGTAGGAGCGAGCCACGGCTAGGTGGCACTCATCAACGATGATCAGATCAGGCCTGGGCAGACGCTCACGCCGAGCCGCTGTGGCGACAGCCACGATTTGCACCGGCAGCGTGTAGTCCGACGATCGGCCGGACTGAATGAACCCATGACGAATGCCGGCAGTGGTGAGGCGTGTACTGGTGTCGTGGAGGATCTCCTTCAGGTGAGCCAGGAACCAGACCCGCTTGCCCTTGGCCACGGACTGCCGCACAATCTCGGTGGCAGTGGCTGTCTTGCCAAACCCAGTCGCTGCCACCAAGACCGGCGCACGTGCTCCGGTGGCGTAGGCATGGCGAAGATCGGCAAGCGCCTGCTGTTGTCGGGGGCGAAGTTGTATCACTGCATAGATTGCGCACGAATGAGAATCCAGCGCCGGAAGTAACCAGCGCCGGATCAACAGGCAGGCCAGGCATCGCCTAACCAGGCATCAACCCGCCTCAACACGCCTGACATCAGCAGGCCTCGCCCGTCCCGATCTCGCCCTGTCTGCCCTCAATGAGGACAGCAGGGAGGGTTGCCCCTCCGTGCTGTCGTCTGCAGCCCTTGCCGCACCGGAACCAGCCGCAACATGCCGGACCGAGCCTGAACCTATAAGGCCCAACCTAAGCCGACCTTGCCGTGCCATGTCTGAGCTCAATGAACCCAGCAGGGAAGGCCCGCAGGCCCTCCGTGCTGAGATCAGCCCTTGCCGGTCCGATCCACGCCACGCCCTGCCCTGCCACCCTGATGCAACCGAAGCATGCCACGCTGGGGCTTACACCGTCACCGGCCGCCCAGCGCATCAGGCCGCAACCTCAGCCAGTTGGCGGTTCAACTTCTCAACAACAGGCACAACATCGGCCTCAAACCGGCCGTGCTTCGGGCGCCAGTCACCCAGGCCCACCAGCTTCCCGGCATCGGATGCAATTTCCTCAATGTCGCGGAGGTTCAGCACGTCCGGGTCGTACTGGCACAGCGCAGCCACGCTCCAGTTGCGGAAGATGGGGCGGGTGCGCATGACCTTGGACATGCCTACCTTGACGCCGATAGTGTGCGTGAAGTCGCCAGAGGCGAACATCTCCGCCAGCGTCTCGTCATTGATGGCGTCGGGCTTGCCATCAAACTGCAGTGAAGCGTGCTCAGTGAAGAAGAGTCCGCACTTCGCTTGGGGGCCACGCTTGGACTTTTTGGCGCCACCGATAATGGTGCTCTCGATCACGTAGTCAGGGATCACGATGTCGCCGTCAATGCGATACAGCCCCGCCAGCCACTCCAGCCGGGCCATTTCGTCATAGTCAGCATCAGTCTTTTTGCGCTTGCTGCTCACAGCTTTCATCGCCTTCGCGTAGGTATTTCGCGGATCGGCGGTTTGACCGTTGTGGCACAGCAATGGGCTCACGCCCTGAAAGCGAATCTGAACAGTGGGAAGGTTGGACACGGGCTTTCCGTTGTGTTGGTGGAACAGTCAGAGATGGAGCGGGAACATGCACAGCCGCAACTTGCTTGCGCGGGTCCAACTTGAATCGCTGGCGCCGGACTGAATCGGTAATGCCGTCGTGGCACTCGGAGCACAGCGTCAGAAGGTCTGACATCTGCTCGTTGCCGAACGATGGGTACGTGTAGGCCGGCGGGCCTGCGTTCTTGTGATGGACCTGCAGGACGGGCCAGCCCAGATCTGTTAACTGCTGCGCACTGATGCCGCAGCCTTGGCACTGGTGGCCGTCAATCTCAAGGCGTTGCTGTCGGCGTCGCTGCCACGCTCTCGACAGGTAGTAGCCGCTAGGGGTGTTCAAGCATGATGGTTCCAACCTTTCGGCTGGGCGATCGTGGCTGGCCGAGGCCAGGGGCGGGCCGGGGGTCGGATCCCGGCTTGTTCCGCATGACTAAACGGTAGTGCATCTGATGCCGTTTGGCAACAGCATCACGGATGGCCGCGATGGCGTCGGCCTGGTAGGGGCGGAGGGTGATGGTCATTTGGCCGCCTCAACCACCTGCATCCGCCGCTCCAGTTCAGCCACTCGATCGGCAATCTCTGAATCCGAAGGAGAGAGGATGCGGTCGCCTTCGATGTAAGCCTCAATGGCCTCCACCACAACAGCTGTGACGGTCTGCCTGCGCCGCTCGCTCAGCTCCCGCACTTTGGCCAGCAGGTCGGGGCTGGCCTGAATTGTGAGCTGAGTCCTTTCGCGCTTGGCCTTTTGCGTCCGTGACGGAGTTGGCAGCTCGGCCAGCATCCATTCCCGCACTGAGTCGTAACCGGCCTTTGTTGCAAGCTCGCGCCAGTCTTCCGCAACATCTGGCGGGACTTTGAGGTTGATCTGGGATTGCGTCACCCCACCACCTCCTGCAGCTGCTTGCGGGCAGCTTCCCAGCGCTCGCGTGGGCTCAGTTGCTGCGGCTTCGGCTCCGGCCTGGTGGGCCTGGGCTGGATCAGCGTGTAGCGGCCATGGCCAGGGCGGACCTGGTAGATGCCGAGCTCAGCGATGGCGTTGATCCGCCTGCTCACCTGCGACTGCGACAGGTTCCACAGGGCCTTGAGCAAGGCCACCGGCGCGACGCCGGGTGCGACGCCGAGCTGCTCCAGCTCCAGCAGGTCGAGCAGGGCGCGATCCCTGTTGACGCTGCCGTCGCGGTGGGTGTTGATGGTGATGGGGGACTTCATGCCTGCACCTCATCACGCAACAGCTGCACCACGTCGCTAACGGCCAGATCCGGCCGCTGCTGAAGCAGGGCCTCCAGCTCATCAGCCAGGTGAATGAACAGGCCGCTGGCGCCACGCAGGGCGCCCTTTCTCTGGTCGGTGGTCAACGGCGCGCCGCGCAACATGGCGTCGCCAAGGGCAACGGCGCAGCGGTCTAGGAGGGTGCCGCTCATTCCCCCACCTCCAGCCCACGGTGGGTTTTGCAGCAGGACGCCGCCGGTGCCGGCGCTGGGCTGATGGGCCTCAGGCTCGGCCGGGGGATACCAGGTGCCGGTCATGCGGTGTGTGGTGGTGAATAGGTGCCACCCCACCCGGGCAGTCTCCAGCCAGCCGGGGGGAGTGGCTCCCCAACCTTACTGGTTACGTTTCCAATCCGCAACGGCTATGGTGCAAAGGCGCATCACCCACGCCCGACCACATGCCGACTGAGACCAGTCCCGCCGAGGCCTCCCGCGCCTGGAACATCACCGTCCCTGACTACCTGCTGCAACACCTCGACGCACAGGCCCGCCGCCGCTGCTGCAGCCGCTCGGCCTATGTGCGCTGGCTGGTGCGGCAAGACTTTGAGCGCATCAACCCCGAGGCCGCCAAGGGTTGATGCCAGACGCACTCGCTGCAGCCTCTGGCCGGTGGCCGGAGCTGCTGACCGCGCTCGCCGGTCTGTCCGCCGAGCAGCTGACCGACAAGCACCAGCCCTGCCCCGCCTGTGGTGGCACCGACCGCTACCGCTGGGACCGCAACGACGGCCCCGGCGGTTGGTTTTGCAACCAGTGCGGCGGCAAGGACCAGCGCGGCGGCGCCGGCTCTGGCATTGACCTGCTGATGCGGGTCAAGGGCTGGAGTCTGCCCGATGCCTGCCGCGTCGTTGAGCAGCACCTGGGCCTCGCCGCTCCCAGGCCCGAGCCGCCCACCGCTGGCGCCGAGCACGTCTGGCGCTACAGCCTGGACTTCTACGTCTGCCGCTTTCCCGCCAAGCGCATCCGCCCCCTCTGGTGGGATGGCAGCCGCTGGGCATGGAAGGCCCCACCAGCCCCGCGCCCGCTTTACTGGGCCTCACCGCTGCGGCCTGGTCCCGTGCTGGTGGCCGAGGGGGAGAAGGCCGCTGATGCCGCGGTGCGGCTGTTCCCCACCCATGCCTGCTGCACCTGGGCCAGCGGTTGCAAGGCGCTCGATAAGTCCAGCTGGCAGCCGCTCGCCGGCCGCGAGGTGCTGCTGTGGCCTGATGCCGACGAGGTGGGCCGCGAGGCGATGGCCAAGCTCGCCGGCCGCCTGCTCACGCTCGGCTGCAGCGTCACGGTGGTGGACCCGCCCGCCCACCTGCCGGCCGGCTGGGATCTCGCAGATGCCGGCGACTGGACGCCCTCGCAGGCCGCAGCGGTCGTCCGGCAGTCGGGCCGGAGGCTGGAGCCGCCGGCGGCAGCGGCGGTGGCTGAGCCGGCGCCTGAGCCGGCGGACGACGAGCCACGCAAGGCGCTGCCCAGTCGTGTGCAGCCAGGGGCGCCGTTCACCTGCCTTGGCTTTGACGGGCCCTCCTACTACTACATGCCCCATCGGACCGGGCAGGTCATCTGCATCTCTGGTGCATCGCACAAGGCGGCCACGCTGCTGATGCTCACAGATCTGCCGTACTGGGAGACGCTCTATCCAGGCTCCCGTGAGTCGGTCAACTGGACATCAGCCATCAGCTCGCTGCTGGCCACGCAGGCCGATGTGGGCGTCTACGACCCCGACCGCGTGAGAGGCCGTGGCGCATGGATCGACGGGGAAAGCGTCGTCTTCCACCTCGGGGATCGCCTCATCATTGACGGCGCACCTCATCCTGTGCTCAGCGCTCCATCGACTGGGTATTTCTACGAGCAGGCCCGCCACCTGGACGGCCCCGGGCCGGAGCCCCTGGGCGATGACGACGCCATGCGGCTCTGCCTCATTGCCGAGCGCTTCCGCTGGGAGGTGCCGGCATCGGCCAACTTCCTCCTTGGCTGGACTGTCCTGGCGCCCGTCTGCGGAGCCCTGAACTGGCGACCGCACATTTGGGTCACTGGTGGCGCCGGCACCGGCAAGACGACCATTCTCAAGACCTTCATGCGGCCCCTGATGGGCGGCGTCCTGCAGACGGCCACCGGCGGCACCACCGAGCCGGGTCTGCGCGGGATTCTCAAGTCCGACGCCATTCCGGTGGTGTTTGACGAGTTTGAGCAGAACGAAGCCAAGGACAAGCTCATCGTTCAGAACATCCTTGCGCTGGCGCGGATTGCCTCATCGGAAGGCGGCAAGATTTACAAGGGCACCACCACCGGCGGATCCAACAGCTACGAAATCCGCTCCATGTTTTGCGTGTCGTCCATTAACGTTTCGCTCATCCAGAAGGCCGACATTGACCGTTTCTGCGTGCTGGGTCTGCGCAAGGACGAGATGGACAAGAACGAATGGCTCGACTTTGAACAAGAGATCCTGTCCGTCGCCACTGTGTCGAACGGCCGCGCCCTGATCGCTCGCACGCTCACCTACCTGCCCACCATCACCCAGAACGCCCGCGTCCTGGCGCAGTCGTTGGGTCGCCGCTTTGGCCAGCGCTTTGGCGATCAGCACGGCACCCTGCTGGCTGGCGCCTGGAGCCTGCGTCCAGGTGGGGGCGGCCTGCTGACGCTGGAGCAGGCCGATCAGTGGATCACCGAAATGGACTGGGACCATCAGCAGCCGGACCCCAGCGAGTCGGACGAGATCAAGTGCCGCGACGTGATCCTGCAGCAGATCGTGCGGCAGGGCGCTGCCATTGACGCCAGCTTTGGCGAGATGGTCCGCTGCGTCGCCATGCAGCAGTCGCTGCGGCAGACCGTGTGGAATGACTTGGTGCCGGTCCTAGGCCGCTACGGGCTGCGGGTGTTCCGCGAGAGCCAGCGCTTGCCGGGCGATGACGCCCCGGTCGCGGCGGTCCACTACCTGGCGGTGGCGAACAGCAACGCGCAACTTGATGCCGCCTTGCGCAGCACCCCATGGAGCGGCGGAGCTCATCGAGCGGCCTTACGCCGCATCACCGGGGCCCTGGTGCCGAACGTCGCGGTTCACTTCGCCGGTGTTGGCACCAAGCGGTGCGTTTTGGTGCCACTGACCGACGCGGACCTGACGGAAACGTAAGATCTGACGCCCGCCTAACGGTGCCTGTTAGCCCGAGATCCCTTGCGCTGCAGCGGGTCTCGGGCTTTCTAACGTTCTAACGCCATTTCGCTGCGGAACACACCCACACATAGGCAGACCCCAAGGGAGAGCCTTACGGTTTTACGGAGCCCCTACTACTAACTATCTTATCTCTGTTAGAAGTGTAATAACGTAAGAAGGCAGCCATGCCAAGGGGTTTCGGCCTAACGCCGTCTAACGCTTCTAACGCTCCGGTGCCGATTGGAAACAGTCTCCGGCTAGCCTTGGCGAGCACCGCACCCAGCCCATGGAACTCAGCGAGATCAAGCACACGCCAGCCTTTGACGCCTTCTGCGAGCACCTGCACGCCAGCCCTGACTGGAACGAGCACTGGCTGGTGCCGGTCAGCGAGGTTGAGCTGGCCTTCAAGGCAGCCCAGGCCATCTGCGCCGATGGTGGCCACGAAGGCGACCCTGCGCTGACCATGGCCCTGACGGGGCTCATCCTTGAGCGGCAGCCCAAGCCCACCCAGCTCTCCTGAGCGGCGCTGCCTACCCTGTGCCGATTGGCATCTGCACCACCCATGAACCACCGCCTCGCCGCTGCCCAGCACGCCCGGACCGCTGCCCTGCACCTGGGCGCCACGGATGACCGCTGCGGCTATTGGCGCCTGCTGGGGGAGGCGGAGCTGTGCGTGGGCCGGCCGGCTGAGCTGTACCTGCAGCTGGCGACCCGCTACAGCCTCGGCCTGGTGGATGGGCAGCAGCAGCCGGAGGCGTGCCCGGTTGGGGTGTGATGCGAATACCAAAAGGCCCCCAGCGCTTGCGCACCAGGGGCCCGGTTGCCAATCGTTCCAGCTTTCCAGCCAGGACTCGTTCAGCCTACGCCGCTTCTTCCTCGCCGGCTTCCATCGCGGCCAGTTCCAGCTCGGCGGTGATCATGCGCAGGACGCCGATCAGCTCGAAGGTGGAGAGGTCGTCGTCTTCCTCCAGGTGCTCGTCGATCGTGGCGCGGAGCGTGTCGTACAGGACTTGGGCCGCCATGGTGGGGATTGCGTGGCAAGCTATGTTGCCGTTTCCAATCTGCATCGCATACACTGCGACGCAACCCACCACGTCCTCATGCTGCTGACCGGCGCCGCATTGCTCCAGAAGATCCAAGAGATGGGCGACGCGCCCCGTGATCAGCTGGCCATCACCTGCGGCTATGTCAACAAGGCCGGCAAGCCCGCCTACTCGATGTTCCAAGAGGCCATCCTGCAGGCCAAGGGCGTGTCCCTCGCACCGCCCAGCACCGCCCGCAAGGCCGGCCGTGGCAAGCAGCCCAGCTACGAGGTGACCATCAACAAGCAGGGCGTGGCCCCTGTTGGTGGCGCCTACACCAGCCTGCTCGGCTGGACCACTGGCGACAAGCTGCGCATCGCGGTCGATGGTGGTCGCATCAGCCTGGAGCGCATCGCCGCCGCTGAGGCCGCTGTGAGCCCCGCTGAGGCTCCTGCAGCCTGTCCCGCGCCCTCGCCTGCTGCTGGGGCTCCGGCGGCGGCTGTGGTGCCGTTCTGATCACGCACACGTCAGTGGGCCGGCCTGACCGGCCCTAGTAGCGATGGCGACACCTCGAAGCACCGTCGCAGAGTCAGAGATCAGGACTCAGGCCATTGCCGATTTACTTGCAAAGGGAGCGACACGTTCTGACTGTGTTCGCTTTGCTTCGGAGCAGTGGGGGATCGGTGAGCGCCAGACGGAGACATACATCGCCCGCGCGCGCGATGTGCTCAAGGCGAATTGGTCCAATGTGCAGCGCGAGCAGATGGTTGCTGACCTGCTGACTCAATACGCAACCCTGCAGCAACAGGCCCGTGATCAGAACCACTTAGCCGTCGCGCTGGGCTGCATCAACGGCGCCGCTCGACTGGCTCAACTGGTGTCGTGACCCTGCAGTGGCTGGATCATGCCGGCTGCGTGCTGGTGGCCTCCAGCGGCCCGCAGACCGACATCGACCCCGCCGAGCTGCTCCAGCGCCTGCTGGCCGACCTGCACCCCGGGCAAGCGGCCTTTGTCACCGACCAGCAGACCGAGATCCTCGGCGTGAGCGCTGGCTATGGCGCCGGCAAGACCCGGGCACTCTGCGCCAAGGCCGTCAGCCTGGCGCTGGCCAATCAGGGCTTCATCGGCTGCGTCATGGAGCCGACCGGGCCGCTGATCCGCGACATCTGGCAGAACGACTTTGAGGACTTCCTGGAGGCCTACAGCGTCCCGTACAGCTTCCGCGCCTCACCACTGCCTGAGTACGTCCTGCACCTACCTGGTGGCGACACGAAGATCCTCTGCCGGTCGTTTGAGAACTGGACCCGGATCATCGGCCTGAACCTGGCCTGGGTGTTGGCCGACGAGATCGACACCGTGGCTCCGAGCATTGCCGCCAAGGCCTTCCCGAAGATCCTCGGCCGCTTGCGCTCCGGCAACGTGCGCCAGTTCGGTGCGGCATCCACACCCGAGGGCTTCCGGTGGATGCACGCCACCTTTGCGTCGGATGATGCCCGCAGCAGGACCGACCGCCGCCTCATCAAGATGCGGACGGTGGACAATCCCCACCTGCCGCCGGACTTCATCGAGCGGCTGCAGGCCAACTACGACCCCAGCCTGCTGCGGGCCTATCTGGATGGGGAGTTCGTCAACCTCACCACCGGCCAGGTCTACGACCGCTTCAACCGCGAGCATCACGTCATCCCCTGCGACTGGGATGAGCTGGAGGCTGAGACGATCCTGCTCGGCGTGGACTTCAACGTCACCAACATGAGCGGCGTCCTGGCGGTCCGCCGTGGCCGGGAGCTGCACGTCTTCGACGAGGTGGCCGGCGCACATGACACCGACGCGCTCGCGCAGGAGGTCCGCCGCCGCTACCCGAAGGCCCGCATCCTCGGCTACCCCGACGCCTCCGGCACTGCTCGCAGCACCAACAGCAGCCGCAGTGATGTGGCCATCCTGCAGAGCTACGACATCAGCAACATGGCACCCAAGGCCAACCCGCCGGTGCGCGACCGGGTGGCATCGGTGCAGGCCCTGCTGGAGAACGGCAAGGGTGAGCGCCGGCTGTTCATCGACCCGCGTTGCCGCCGGCTGATCGAATGCCTGGAGCTGCAGAGCTATGACGAAAAGGGCGAGCCCGACAAGGCCACCGGGCATGACCACATGAACGACGCCCTTGGCTACATCGTTCACCGCTGCTTCGAGGTGGGCCGCGCCAGTGCTGGGAAGCCTGTGCGCGGCCTCAGGTTGTACTAGCGCGACCTGGAGGCCCTGCGGCTGCTCTCCATCCGCCGCACCTTGGCCTCGGCCTTCTTCACCGTGGCATCCGTCTTGCCGCCGCGATACATCCGCAGCTCACGCGCCTGGCTCTTGGCGGCCTTGTACTTGCTCTTGGCCGCATTGGCCGGGGCCTTGCTCATCTTCGCCGGCCGTGCTGCAGCCGTGGTCTTTGCGGGCTTGCTGCCGCCGCTGCCGCCGCTACGGCTGCGCTTGGTGCCGGTGCCGGTCGCTGCATAGAAGTCTCTCGCACGCTGCGCCGTCAGCAGGCTCCTGGTGGCCTTGGTGCCGCCGCCACCCTTCACCGCAGCCCGCGCCTTGGTCTCGGCCGCTCGCGCCCGGCCCCTGGCAGTCGTGGTCTTCGGTGTGGCCTTGCTGGCGCTCTTCTTCCCGCCACCACCACGTCGCCGCGTCTCCCATCCCTTCTTTGCTGCGGCACTCCTGTTGCCACCACCACCCTTACGCCTGGCCATTGGAATCCTGCGCTGTGGCTATAGCTTGCCCGCGGCAACCTATGGCCTAAGCCATAGCCGCCAGTGTTCACCCCGCACGCTCCGCTCCAGACCAATCCGACCCGTGAGCTGAAGGTCTATGAGCCCGGCATTGCGTGGCATCGGCAGGAAACCCGCTGGCGGCTGATTGAGCAGCTGACGAAGGGCACGCTGGGGATGCAGGAGGCGGGCCGGCGCTACCTGCCGCAGGAGCCCCGGGAGGATGACGACTCCTACGCAGTGCGGCTGGCCGCCAGCATCTGCCCGCCGTACTACCTGCGCTTGGAGCAGATGCTTGCCGGCATGCTGACGCGCAAGCCGGTGCGGCTGGACAACGTGCCGGACGTCATCCAAGAGCACCTCTATGACGTCGACCTGATGGGCTCCGGCCTGGATCCCTTCCTGCAGCACTTCGCCCGGCTGGTGATCCGCTACGGCCACGCTGGCGTCCTGGTGGACTACCCCCGCGGGGATGAGGGCGACGAGAGCCCGGTCACGGACTTCAGCAGGCCTTACTGGGTGCCCTACAGCCCCCGCGACATCCTCGGCTGGCGGACCGACGTGGTGAACGGCGCCCAGACCCTGACCCAGCTGCGGCTGCGGGAGGAGGTGGTGGTGCCCTATGGCCTCTACGGCGAGGAACTGGTGCAGCAGATTCGCGTCCTGACGCCCGGCGCCTACCAGCTGTTCCGCTACCAGCCCAGCCGCTCACGGGACTGGGAGCTCATCGCCGACGGCGATACCACGCAAGACGTGATCCCGTTCGCCATCGCCTACGCCAACCGCCTCGGGCAGTTGGAGTCCACCCCGCCGCTGGAGGAGGTGGCCTGGCTCAACCTGGAGGCCTACCGCTGCCGCAGCGATCAGAGCAACCTGCTGCACGTCGCAGCGACGCCTCGTTACAACCTCTTCGGCGTGCCGGCCGAGATGGAGGAGATTGAGGCTGGGCCTGGCACCGCCACTGCCTTCCCGTCAGATGCCCGGGCGGAGTTCGCCGAACCCACCGGCACCAGCTACGAGGCCCGGTTCAAGCAGCTGGACCGGATCCGTGAGGAGATCGCAGAGCTCGGCCTGGCAGCGGTGCTGGGGCAGAACATGACCAACCAGGCCGCCGAGGCGAAGGCCATCGACCGATCGCAGGGTGATGCCGCGCTGATGGCCGTGGCGATGGGCGTGCAGGATCTGATTGACCAATGCCTGCGCTTCCACGCCGACTACCTCGGCCTGCCGGAGTCGGGCAGCTGCATGGTGAACAACGACTTCGTGAGCCGCACGCTGGACCCCGCCCATGTGGCGCAGTTGGTGCAGCTGCGGATCAACGGCGACATCACCCAGGAGACGCTGCTGATCCAGCTGGCGGATGGCGAATGGCTCTACGACGACTTCGACGTTGACGCCGAGATCGAAGCCACCGCGCAGCAGCAAGCCCAGGCGCTGGAGGCGCAGCAGCAGCAGCTGGAGGGCAGCCTGGAGGGCCTGCCGGGTGAGCCGGGGCAACCTACGGCCTAAGCGGTAGGGGTATGGCGCGGAAGGGCGGGCGCAAGGGTGGCAGCAGCGCGGCAAGAAGCGCAGCTGCCAAGAAGGGCTGGGAGACGCGTCGCCGCGGTGGCGCCAAGAGCAAGCCACCGGCCAAGGGCCTGCCCAAGACCACCACGGCACGGGGCCGCGCGCGCACTGCTGAGACCCGCGCACGCTCTGCCCTCAAGGCCGGCGGCGGCACCAGGGCAGCCCGCAGCCTGGCGGTCGCTCAACGTGCCAGGGACTGGTACAAGGCCACCGGCAGTGGCACGCGCCGCAGCGCCACGAAGCCCCGCAGCGGGATCCGCCGCACTGGTGGGCTGCCCAGACCGGTGGCGGGCAATGCTGTCAGGCGCACTGCGGTAGGTGGGCGCCGACCACTCGGGATGCAAGGCAACAGCATCAGGCCCATCAAGCGAGGCAGGCCCAAGGATCTGCGCACCCGGCTGGGTGATGTGCGCACGGCAGCCGATGGCATGAAGACCCGCCTCGCCCGCCAATCCGCCCGCGACATTGCCGGCCGGCTCCGCAAGGGCATTGACGGCGAGCTGTCCAGCATCGTCCTGCAGAATCAGGGCGGTCGGCTCAACCGCCGCGGCGCCGATGTGATCCGCCGCCGGGCCGCTCGAGCGTCTGCTGCTGCAGCGCGAGGCAGCAAGCCGGCTGCCAGGGCCCGGGAGATCTACGGGCAGCAGCTGGCCTTCACCGGCTCCGGCAAGCCGAGCCGCAAGGCTAAGAGCGGCATCAGGCCCGGCCCACGCAACACCAAAGGCACCCCGCCCAAGCGCCGCAAGCGGAAGGGCTGACGCCGGCAACCTACCCCGCACCCTGACCCTGTGGGTCCATGTCTGATGCTCCTGTGGAGCCCATCGCTCCCACCACGCCCGAGACCGCTGCAACCGATGCCGGCGCCCTGCAGCGCGAGATTGAGGCCCTCCGGCGGAAGAATGCCGAGATCCTCGACGAGAAGAAGAAGCTCGCCGCCAAGCTGAGCGACCTGCCGGAAGGCGCCGACGTGCGCGAGCTGCTGGCCTTCAAGCAGCAGACCGAACAGCAGCGCCTGGAGGCAGAGGGCAACTACGCCGAGGCCCGCCGACAGCTGGAGGCCCAGTTCCGCGACCGTGAGGCACAGCTGCAGCAGCGCATTGACGCCCTTGAGGCAGAGGTCAAGGAACTCCGTATCATCGGCCCTGCTGTCGCCGCGCTCGCTGATGCCGTCCATGACCCGGATGAGGTGATCCGGCTGCGGCTCAAGGCTGATCAGATCGACCGGGAACCCGATGGCACCGTGGTGGTGGTGGACGGCTACGCACGCACGCCGATCCTCGACTGGGCAAAGTCCAGCCTCCCCCAGTACAGGCTCAAGGCGCCGAAGCCCTCGGGCTCTGGTGCGCCTGTGGGCCGCTCTGGTGGTGATGTGCCGGCAGGGATGAAGAACCCCTGGCAGCGCGATACGTTCAACCTCACCGAGCAGGCCCGGCTGATGCGCAATGACCCGGAACTGGCAGCCAAATTGCGGGAGGCCGCGCGAGGTGCGGCATAATTAACCCATCGCGGGTTGTGCTGTGCCAGCCCCACGGCTTGTGGCCACACCGTCAACCTGACCCCCTAGGAGCATGAGCTTCCTTTACCGGGCGGATACGAAGATTTACGATCCGTTCTCGAATTACATCGACGAGCAGTCCACGCTGCGGTCGAAGTTCCTCGCCACGGGCATCGTCTCCGACAATCCCGTCATTGCCCAGAACGTCACCAAGGGTGACAAGTTCAAAATCCCCAACTGGGCGCCCAACCTCTCCGGCTCCATCCAGGTGCCGGCCGAGGGTGTGCCGCTGTCGGTCAACAAGCTGACCAGCGCCGAGCAGACCGGCGTCATCTTCCACCGTGCCAACGTGTGGGGCTCCAGCGAGCTGGCCAAACTGGCCGTGGGCTCGGAGAACGACCCGATGCAGGCCATCGGTCGCCGCGTCACTGACTACGTCCTGAACGCTCAGCAGGCTGACCTGCTGGCCGTCCTGTCTGGCGTGTTCGGTGCCCTCGGCTCCAGCAACTCCGGTGCTGCGTTCGCCTCGATGTGCGTCGATGCCGGCGGCTCCAACGAGACCGACCTGTCGCCGCGTCACATCGTCCTGGCTGACGCGATCCTCGGGGAAGACGCCGACAGCTTCGGCGCCATGGTGGTTCACCCTGACGTCTACGCCTACCTGCGGGTGCGCGAGATGATCAACTACGTCTCCGCCTCTGAGCTGCCCGGCATCACGGCCAGCACCAGCATCAGCGGCATCAATGCCTTCGGCGGCGACTACAGCAACGCCTTCGGCACCAGCGGTCAGGTGCCCATGTTCGGCAGCAAGGCCGTCATCGTCTCCGACGATGCGCCTCGCACCGGATCGGCCGGCTCCTACAAGTACGGCGTCTACCTGTTCAAGCAGGGCGCCATCGGCCAGGCCTTCCAGGCCCCGGTCCGTACCGAGTCCGACCGCGACATCCTCACCTCTGGTGGCGAAGATGTGCTCAAGGTCCAATGGGACCAGTGCTACCACCCGCTGGGCGCCAGCTGGGGCGGTGGCATCAACCCGACTGCTGCCGATCTGGCGACTGCCGGCAACTGGTCCAAGGTCTTCGATCGGAAGAACCTGGGCGTTGCCCGCATCACCTGCACCTGCCCCTACTACGTCTGAGGTAACCCATGAGCGTGTTTCATCTTGACGCGCCCAACCTGGGCGTCACCAGCACCGTCCGGCCGCTGACCGCTGCCGGCAACGAGGCCACCACCCTGACCGGCGCTCAGACCGTGGGCGGCGTGGTCACCATGACCCCTTCGGCGGGTCGTGCGCTGACCACTGCCACTGCTGCGCAGATCGTCGCCGCCCTTGGCGATGGCGTCCGCGTCGGTTCGGCCTTTGAGCTGACCGTAGTCAACGCTGCGGCCGCAACCCATGCCATCACCCTCACTGCCCCCGGCAGTGGCGGCATCACCCTGGGTGGTGACAGCAGCATGGCGACCGTTGCGGCGGCCACCTCGGCCACCTACCTGGCCCGGGTGACCAATGTCGGCACCCCTGCCGTCACCTTCTACCGGAAGGGCGGCTGATGAGCCTGTTCGCCAATCGCTGGCGGACACTGCGGGAGGCTGCCTCTTCGGAGGTGGCCTCTTCCGCTATGGAGCCGCAACAGGAGCCGCAGCCGGCGCCCACACGCAAGGCCGGCAAGCTACCCCAACGCCTACAGCTGCAGCAGGATGAGCTACGCGCCTGAGTTCAGCAATTTCCGCTACATCAGCGGCACCGATACCATCACCGGCCGCTTTGTCGCCCTGCTGGCGCTGGAGGCCACGGTGCTCAACACCGCGACCGTGTGCAGCAGCAGCCCCGACAGCCTGGCCAGCATGCCAATCCCGGCCGGCACGATGGTCACGGGCCTGTTCACCACCGTCAAGCTGACCAGCGGCAAGGTGCTGGCCTACGTCTCCTGATAGGTGGCAGACCTTTCTGCCCAGGTTGAGGCATTCCTGAGGAATGCGCTGCGGCAGAAGAAGCTGGAAGACCGGCTCGTCGGCCAGGCGCTGCGGGATCTGCGGCGGACGCTGGTGGCGATCGAGCGGGTCGTGGGGCAGAGCGGCGTGCTCAGCGTCGGCCCGCAGCGTGAGCAGGCCATCGCCCGGGTGACAGCAGCGGTGGCCCGAAGCGTGCAGGAGTCGTTCGGCGTGCCGCAGCTGGCGGCCATGCAAGAGGCGCTGCGGCCGTTCGTTGAGCAGCAGATGGAGTTCGCCCGCCGGATGGTGGACATGGCCGGCGGCAGCCTGAGCCAGCCGGCGGCAGTTATGACGCCCATGCAGGCGTCGCGCATGGTCAACCAGGCCGTGGTGGCCGGCAAGACGCTGGAAGCCCAGCTCGGCGCCAGCCTGCCGGCGCTGGTGGCCGATCGGGTTGAGCGGTTCATCCGGCTGGGGCTGAGTGATGCCGCTGGCGAGACGGTCGCCACCTACCAGGACGCCGTGGTCCGGGTGACCGAGCGCAACGTCGAGGCCCTCATCCGCACCGGCGTGCATGAGGTCGGCAGCCAGGCGCAGAGCCTCATCTACGAGTTCGAGACAGACCCCGACTGGCTCGGCGCCGATGGGCTGGTGTGGACCGCGGTGCTTGACAGCCGGGCCTGCCCCGTGTGCCTGGGCCTTGACGGCCGCCGCTACCAGATTGGCACCCCGGCGGCCTACTTCGACGGTCGCAACAAGGTGAGCCCGCACCCCCAGTGCCGCTGCTACCTCGTCCCGTGGAAGTGGCGCAACGAGGACATGCAGGGGCCGGATGGTCCTGAGCCCACCAGGCGGGAGGCCAAGGGTGACAACGGAGCCGAGGCATTGAGCTTCCGCAGGGCCGCCAAGCGATGGGTGAGGGACAACCCGGAGACGGCGCAGCAGATCTTCGGGAAGAAGCTCGGGCAGGACCTGGTGGACGGCAAGGTCAGCTTCGACCAGGCCATCAAGCGCTGGCGGCAACCTAAGGCCTGAGGCTTGAGCCATGCCTGTAACCGTCACCGCCACTGTCGGGGCCACCAACGCCAACAGCTACATCACCGTGGCGACCGGCAATGACCTGGCCGATGTCTACCTCGGCACGCTGGCATGGAGCTCTGCCAGCACCGACAACCGAGGCCGGGCGCTGATCATGGCGACCCGCTACCTCGATGAGCTGGACTGGATCGGCAGCCGCGCAAGCGCCGCCCAGGCGCTGGCCTGGCCGCGCACCGAGGCCAAGTGCGGTGAATGGGACTTCGCCAGCAATGCGATCCCGCAACCGATCAAACAGGCCACGTTCGATCTGGCCGAGGCCCTGCTGGCATCGCCTGCCCTGCTGGGTGGCACCGGGGCCGGCAATGCAGAGCTGATCCCCGGCATTCCGAACGCCAGCCTGCGCAGCGCCAGCGTGGATGTGATCAGCGTTCAGTTCAAGGATGGCGCGGTGCCGAACAGCAGGAACGCCCTGAACGTGCTGCCGCATCTTCGGCAGGTGCTCGGCTGCTTGTGCCTGAGCGCTCCGGTCGGCGCTGGTGGGTCGGTTCGCATCCTCAGGCGGTAACGTTTGGAAATGGCACCGCTCACGCTGCAGCTTGCACTCTTTGCGGAGCCGGAACGGCCCGAGGCGCGCTGCACGTCGCATCTGGCGGAGCCCTTCACCCGCGAAGAGCGACGCCGCTACGGGCGGATGTATGCCGACAATGTGCGACTGGTGCGCAAGTTCGCCGCACGCCTCCGGCAGCAATACGGCCACTGCCTGACGCCGGAAGACATCAACAGCTGCGCTGATCTGGCCTTCCTCAAGGCGTGCCGGGCCTGGAAGCCGGAGAAAGGCGCCCTGTCCACCATCTACTGGCAGTTCGCCCGCGGGGAGGTGCTGCACTACCTGCGCAGCAACAACTGGGGCATCAGCGCCACACACAAGGCCCGCTCACTCGGCACCGCTGCTCGGCGGCTCCTGGATGCCGGCATGGATCCGGTAGAGGTGTGCCGGGAGCTGAGCATCAGCGCTGACGACCTGCGCGATGCGCTGGTGGCCACTGCAGGCATCTCGCATGACGTGATGGGCTTCGATCTACACGTCTGCCAGCGGCCGACACCGTGGGAGGTGCTGGAGGCAGCAGAGGCAACCTAAGCCACATCGCAACAGCAGGACATGGGCTACTTCAACGCCCTCGGCTACAGGTTCTGGGTCAAGAAAGGCACCACTGCCAGCGCTGTGCCGACCACCAGCACCGGCCTGGTGGAAGTGCTCAGCCTCACCAATGCCGGCATCCAGGCGCAGTCCGACACGCAGGACGTGCTGGACTACAGCAGCACCCTCGGCTACAAGACCAGCCTCGTTACCGGGCAGAGCTACACCATCCCGATGGCCATGAACCTGGACCTGAAGGACTCGGGCTACAAGGAACTCCGCGACGCTGCCGACAAGGCAGCCACTGGCGTCACCGTGCAGTGGTACCGCGAGAGCCCCGAGATGGACGCCTCCGGCAACCCCGAGACCGTGGCCGGCGTGGCCTTCGTGACCAACTTCCAGGAGGACATCCAGGCCGGCAACGTGGCCACTGTCAGCTTCACCCTGACCGGCTACGGCGCCCCGACCTGGACGGCTGAGACCTGATCGGCAGCCAACCACCACGGCCCCTGGCGTCACCGGCGCTGGGGGCTTTGTGCTGCGGCCTCACAGCCGGTTCTGCCCCAGCCGGCGCCATTCGCGGATGAAGAACTCGTTCAGCGGGTGCTTGTCCAAGGCGGGCTTGATCCAGTTGCGGGCCGGCATCGCCTTGCCGGTGCTGGTGGTGTAGCCGGTGAGGATGATCCCGGCATACATGAAGCCCCGATCGCTCTTGGCGTCCCAGGTGAATCGCAGCGTCGTGGCGTCGGGGTAGTCGCGGCGTTGCGAGCGCAGGAAGTTGCCGGTATCCACGATGTCGCGGGGGCTGCCCACGGTGCTGCCATTGCGCCGGCGCGTCTGCCCAGGCCAGCTGAACTGCACGGCCTGGATCTCCTGTTTGAGCTGCTCGCCCAACACATCCCCATAGGCTCGGATGATGGTGGGGATGCGCAGTTTCAACTGCGTGGCATTCCAGCCCTTCAGCTCCAGCCGTGCCTGGATCTCAGCCATCGGCGTAGGTGGCGAGGCGGATCCGATCGCCCAGGATGGTCTGCAGCGTGCCGCCGAGCAGGCCCGTGCTGCCGTAGGGGTAGCGCTCCTGCAGCACCTCGCATCGAATGGCCGGCTGGCCAGCGAATGCGACCGTGCCGGTCACGCCCGGCCGGATGCGTGCATCAAGGGCCTGGGGGCTGATGGCATAGCCCTCAAAGGTGATGGTGTCGGTGTCCACGCCCGGGAAGCCCTGCCCCGAGCGGCTGCCTTGCCTCAGGTACAGCGTCACCGTGACCGCTTCAGTCTGCGGCAGGACGTTGCCCGTATCCGGGTCGGTGGTGGTGCCCACGGTGGCCAAGGTGAACGTGGCCGAGGCATTGGCCAGGGCAGCGAGTGCGCTTGTCATGCCCTAGTTTTCCGGCCGGCAAGCTAGGCCACTGAGGTAGAGCAGTGGCGGAACAGCTCGGGCAGGCGGTACTCACAATCTCGGCTGACACCCGGCAGCTCGACGCGGGCCTGCAACGCGCACGGCAGCAGGCGGAAGCCCTGCGCGGCGCCTTTGCGCAGATCGCCGGGGGTCTGAGCATCGCCGGCTCGCTTGCATTCGTCGGCAGCCAGATCAAAGAGCTGGACGCGGCCTCTGCAGCGGTCCGCACGCTTGGAGTCAACAGCGACGACCTGGCCACCAAGCTGAAAGCGCTATCGCTTGAACTGGGCAGCAGCGTCAGCCAGATTCAGCTCACCAAGGCCGCGTATGACGTGGCCAGTTCTGGCTTTGCTGATGCGGCCAGCGCTGCGCAGGTGCTCAAGGCCTCGGCGCTTGGCGCACAGGGCGGCTTTGCGCAGCTCGATGATGTCGTCCGCGCTGTTACAGGCGTTCTGAATGCCTACGGGCTGTCGGCTGACAAGGCCACCGGCATCGTCGATCAGTTCCTGCAGACGCAGAACGATGGTGTCATCACGGTGCGGCAGTATGCGGCTGAGATCGGCAACATCGCCAGCATCGCCGCCGCTGGTGGTGTCGGCCTTGATCAACTCAACGCCGCCGTTGCCACCGCCACGCTGCGGGGTGTTCCCGTGGCGCAGACGTTCACCGGCCTGCGGCAAGCACTCAGCAGCATCATCAAGCCAAGCCAGCAGGCAGCCGAGCTAGCAGCCAGCCTGGGCCTGCAGTTCAACGTCTCGGCGCTGCAGTCCAAGGGCCTCGCAGGTGTGCTGGCTGATGTGCAGCGGGCCACCGGCGGATCGGCCGACAAGATCGCCATTCTGCTGGGCTCGGTCGAAGCCCAGGCCGCTGTGCAGCCGCTGCTGAATGACCGCCTCGCCAAATACAACGAGCTGCTAGCCAAGCAGGCAAACGCCAACGGTGCTGCAGCTGCTGCTGCTGAGATCAACGCCACCACCATCAGCGGCGGCCTGGCTCGGATCGGCAACGGCTTCTCCAACCTCGCAACCTCTCTTGACAAGACCCTGAATCCGCTGCTCGGTGGGTTCATCAAGAGCATCAACGAGATCCTGGTCAAGCTCAATCAGGTGGCTGCCGTTGCCCCTGATCGCGTGCTGGCGCGAGAAAAAGAAGCAACCGACATCGTTCAGCAGGCGATCGGTCCCTTCGGCGGCTCTGGCTTCTTTGGTGGCGTCACCGTCAAGTACAACGGCAAGACGTACAAGGGCAGCGCCACAGGCGTTCGGAACGACATCATCAATGACTTGCTGCAGCAGGAGCTGGCAGCGGTCAACAAGGCGGCCCCCACCGCCACTGGTGGCCAGGCAAGGGCCACGCCGCAGCAGCAGGCCGCCGCCGCTGGTCCTGTCATCTCCCCAGCCCAGGCCAACTTCATCCAGCAGACCGCCGCAGTTGAGCTGCGCGGGCTGCAGGAGAAGCTGGAGATCACGCGCCAGCTGGCCGGGCTGAATGAAGCCGAGCGCACCAGGCTGCAGAACCGGCTGGCGCTCAACGACAAGATCCGCGCCGTTCAGCAGACGCAGCTGCAGCTGGATCAGGAGCTGGCCAAGCCCAAGGGCTCCACCGGCTCACCGACAGAGCAGGATCCGGCCAAGCTGCTGGACCTGCAGAACAAGGTCACGGCTGGCCAGGTGGAGGTCGCCACCCTCCGCCTCCAGAACCAGCAAGCCGACGCCGCTGCCCTGCGCACGCAGCAGGACCGCCTGCGGGGTCAGTCCCTGGAGGCCGCCAACGCCCGCGCCAAACTGGGCGCCACTCAGCAGCAGACGCAGCTGGAGCGGCAGGCGCTGGCCACCGGCCAGGAGGTGTCCCGCACGCAGCAGGTGCAGCTGCAGCAATGGCAGGGGTTTGCCGCTGCTGTCCGGCAACGCAACGAAGCTCAGCGAGCGCTGAATGCGGAGCTGCGCAAGCCCGCTGAGCAGCAGGACCGGGTGGTGCTGGGGGATCTGTTCAGCCGCGTGGCAGAGGCCAATAGGGGCGTCCGGCAGGCCTACGCAGACGCTGGGCTGGCACTGGTGCAGAACGCCCGCTCGGCAGCTGATGCGCTCCGCAGCGCCCAGCAAAGCTTCAACAGCGCTGCCCGTGGTGGGTTCAACCTGCTGACGCCTCAGCTACAGCAGCAGCAAATCCAAGCCGCTCAGGCCAGCGTTCAACGGGCCGTGAACGCCGGGCTGATCCGCATCGGCGTCGACATCAGCACACCCGAGCGGCTGTTCCAGGTGGCGGGCTTCGCTGAGCAGATCATCCCGGCGCAGAAGCAACTGGAGCAGGCAATCAAGCAGAACGCCGACGCCACCGCAGCCCTCGCGCAGAAGGACTGGAGCGTCTACGTCTCCGTGCCAGGCCAACCCACATTCGTGCCGCTCTCCAACAAATGACCGCCATCGTCACTATCGGCACGTTCACCACCTCGCGGCTGACGGCGCAACCGTTCGGCTACGAGGGGACCGCACGCTCTGGCCTCACCGCTCGCACCTTCCGCATCGCCGGCCTACTCACCGCTGCCGAGTGGGCAACGCTCATCGGCGTCTACAACACCTGGCGCGACACCCGCATCACCGACGCCGACACCCTGCAGTCCGGCGTTGTCGGCACCACCGTCAGCCTCACGCTCGCCAGCATCAACGGCCTCAGCGTCTCGAGCCTCGCCTGCTGGTTTGCAGACCCGCCCAGCGGCGACCAGGTCGGCGCCTATGTGCAGGCCACCGTGACGCTGGTGGATGCAGCCCAGGCCCTGGCGGTGGTCCTGCGCGAGCGGGAGAAGACCAAGGACGCCGACAAGCCCAACCTCGGCACCGTGACGCTGGGCTCGGCGGTGGTGACGCTCACCCGGCCGATGGAGACCCGCCGTGATGGCCCATCCGTGGCGCTCACCGCTGCCGGCACTAGCTACATCACCGGGCCACTCAAGGCGCACAAGATCCGGCAGATCGAAGGCTGGATCAGCTCGGGAACCTACGAGAACCTGCTCTCCTGGTGGGACACCACCATCAGCAGCGTGCCGGCCGTGGGCAGCTGGTTCCCAGTGTCCGAGCCGGATGTCACCGTCGAGATCGATGTCTCCGGTGGCGTCAAGACGACCCGTTACAACGTCAGCCTCACGGCGCTGCAGATCCTCTGATGCCTGTTGACATCCGCGCCACTGTTGCCTGCTCGCTTGGCACCGTCATCAGCGGCAACGTAAACGACGAGTACGTGCAGGGCACCGGCCTGATCAAGTGCAGCGGCACGGTCGTCATCAACGGCATCATCACGCCCGCCATTGGCACTGCCGTCACCTTCACCTACACCAAGAGCGGCGTCACCCGCAGCATCCCGCGCAAGCTGCGGGTGCTCAGCAGCTTTGCTGATCCGTTCCGGCGAACCACCAGTGTTGAGCTGGGCTGCAAGCTGACGTATCTGAGTGACAAGCGCGACAGCATCGACTGGACGGCCTTCGACGACACCGAGAACACGCTGACCGAAGCCGACGCCAAGATCGTCACCATTTCCATCCGCGCGCAGGCAGTGGCCAAGAAGTGCATGGATGAGCTGGGTGTTTTCGGCACTTTTACGCTGACAAATAAGTTTTCGGTCGCTCGGTTCGACCTATCGCCTGGCTATGTGCAGGTGCTGAGCGACCTTCTGGTCAGCGAAAGCCTCTGCGGCTACCTGGACGCCAACGAAGTGCTGCAGGTGTTTTCGCTGGATCAGCCCGGCGGCACCGGCCCCGTGCTGGATGCGACCCAGCTGGTGGACATCGGCAAGATTGGCGTTGGCCAGCTGCCGGGTGAGGCTGTGACCGTGAGTTACAGCACTCTAAAGCTGAAGCGCGATGTTCCGCAAAAAGCCCCCGACGACATTTCTACTGCTCCTGAAACAGGAAACGGCAACGGAGGCACAGAAGGCGGCGGCGATGGAGGCACGGAAGGCGGCGGCGATGGAGAAAATCAAGAGCAAGCGTCAAGTGACGCGTTTAACCCAAATTTGCCATGGTACAACCAGCGCACTGTAAACATTTACAGTGTGAGCATTGAATTTAGATCGCCCACGACCAATCAGCCAGACTCAAAATATGCCAACATTCTTGAAGTAACTACAGTAAGCACGCAATACGCCGAGAAAAAAACAATAAGAAATGGAGTCGTCACTGTTCCAGTCGAAAGAATCACAGTTTTAGAAACCAGGTCTCCAGCCATTATGGGCAGCATTCTTGCCGAGTACCTTACGGCGGGCATTCCAGTCGTAGACGTTCCGGTATCAAGGCAAACCGTAGAAACCTTTGAATACGACGCGGAAGGAATCGAATCGTTTTACAGCCGCTATGTGGTAGGGGGCTTTGGATTCGTGGCAGGTGCTGTTTCGTTGCCGTTTGTTTTTTCGCGTGCTGACTTTGTAGAGTTTCAGCCAAATGCGCAAATTGCCATTGAGTACGAAACTAGAAGTACAATTACAACGGCCCTTTCGAGACAGGTAACCACCACGCTTTATGTCCCGTGGTATAAAACCCAAAACGGTCAGCAAGCCATTGCTGCGGCCAGGAGCGCAATGGATGCCGCTTACTGGGTTGAACTATACCTGAACAGGCTTGCTGCAATGCCACTAACGATGATCGACCAAAGGGTCGAGATTGTCAGCGGGCAAACGGGACCAACATCAGCGCCAAGCCCGGCTGATGTCATTAACGCTCGCGCTGCCGTTGTCAAGACAACGCAATCAGAGTCAAAAGCGCCACGGGACAAGATTAGCTACCGCACCGAGAGCAAAGCAGAGCTGACCCTGGCGCTTGGCAGTGCCACGGCACAGCGCCGCATCGAGCTCAGCCTGCCCTATGCGCCGGATGACGTGTTCACCAAGTCCGGCAGCACCTACGGCAGCGCGGCCAGTGACGCAGCGGCCAAGGCCCAGCTGTACGGCAGGGTCCAGAACCGCCTGCTGCTCGGCAACCGCAGCGGGATGAACCTGCAGTGCGCCCCGGAGATCCTGCCCGGCGCACCCTTCGCGCCGTTCGTCGTCAAGTCCGGCAGCACCTCTGCCCTGTACCGCACCAACGGCACCAACTGGACCTTCGACGCTCAGGGCCTGGTGGCCTCCACTGATGCGCTGTTCTGGGGCGGTGTCGGCGGCAACGCGGGCGAGTCGTGGTTCCCGGTGGCCCCTGGCATCACCACCCTTCCCACGACGCCTGGGACGACGACCGTCAACATCACCGACGCCTCAGGCAATGTCGTCGGCTCCTACCAGCAGATGACCGTCACGGGCACCGTCCCGGTCGCGCAGGAGACCCGACTGCTGCAGGCCACCCTGCGGGTGCGGCCGGTGGTGACGAGCCTGCCCTATGCGCTGCAGCAGACCGCCGAGGTGGCGATCACCACCAGGCTGCGGGCTGTGGTGACGAGCATCAAGTCGATCAGCGTCCCGGCAGCAGCGGTCACGGTCGCCAGCCTGGCGCCCAAGGTGTCCACCGGCGCTCGGGTGCTGGTGCCAGCGGTTGCGGTCCAGGTGGCAGCGCAGGTGCCGGGCGTCAGCAGCGGGGCCTCGGTGGCAGTCCCGGCAGCGGGGATCACCGTGACTGGCGTCGTGCCGGATGTGGTGGGCCGGCAGAAGACCACGGTTCAGGTGCCGGTCGCCACGGTGCAGGTGGCAGGGCTGGCGCCGCTGGTGGCCACTGGCGCGAGCGTGTCGGTGGCAGCTGCCGGGGTGACGGTGGCAGGGCTACTGCCTGAGCAGGTGGGGCTCGCCAAGGATCCGAACTTCTCCAGCGTGTCGCTGCTGCTGCACATGGACGGCAGCAATGGCAGCACGACGTTCACGGATAGCAGCAGCAACGCCCACGCCATCACGGTGTTTGGCAATGCACGGCTCACGACAGCAGATAAGAGATATGGAACCGCCGCCCTGACCCTAGATGGCACCGTGGGCACCTATGTGAGGACACCGGCCGATACTGATTTCGCCCTTGGAACCGGTGACTTTGCTGTTGAGTGCTGGTGCAGGCCAACCGTTGTAAGCAGTAATGATGGACTATTCACTTTTGGGGATGCCAACTCTGGCCTGTTCCTTGCTGCCTTCTCCTCCGGTTGGTATCTCGGAACTGCCGGGGCTGGTGGCACATATATGGGCACCGCCACTGCCGGCGTTTGGCAGCACATCGCAGTCACTCGCAGTGGAACCAGTCTGCGGTTGTTCATCAATGGCACGCAGTTGGGCAGCACCTTGACCAACTCAACTAACCTGACAGGCAATCAGCTCAAGATCGGCTACTACTACGACAGCACGTTCGGATTTGTCGGCCTGATTGACGAGTTCAGGGTCAGCAAGGTGGCCCGCTACACCGCCAACTTCACCCCACCCACCGCTCCATTCCCTGACGCCTGACCGGCAACCTAGGCCACCAGACCTAGCCCGCCGTGCCTGTTTCGATCAGCCTCTACAACCACACCGCGAAGCTGTTTGCGGAGGGGAGCAACGCGGTGGCGGACACCTATAAGGTGCGCCTGATGTCGGCCGCCACCTTCAACGCCACACACACCACCCTGGCAGCCACCGGCGGCACCGAGGTCGCCAACGGCAACGGCTACACCACCGGCGGCGCCACGCTCTCGGGTGTGACCGTCACCACCACGACCACGAACGACGCCACGTTCGACGCCAACGATGTCACCTGGTCCGCCTCTGGTGGCAGCATCACTGCCGTCGCAGCGATCCTCTACAACGACAGCGACACCAACGACCCGCCGCTGGCGTTCATCAACTTCGACGCGACCGAGACAGCCGGCGATGGGACGGACTTCAAGCTGACTTGGAACGCCTCCGGCATCTTCTCCTTCACGGTGGCCTGACGATGGCACGCACCGTAACCGTCAGCCAGCGTGAGCTGAAGCGAGCCGCCGCCGCTGCCTATGAGGGCAAGGCGATCCGGGTGATGCTCTGCAACGTGGGCACCAGCGGCAACACCGCCGAGAGCACCGTGGCCGCCTGGCAGGCGGTGGAGGTGTCCGGCAACGGCTATGCCCGCTTCAGCGGCACCGTGGGCACCGGCGCCTGGGATGGCACCGCAGCGGCCTATGTGCTGCCTGACATTGATGCCGCCTTCACGGCCAGTGGCTCGGGCTTCACCTACGACACGGTGGTGGCCTACTTCAACGGTGAGACCTACGTCCACAGCATCACCGTCGAGTCACCCAACGTGGTCCTTGCCGCCGGCCAGACCCAGACCTACCGGATCAGCCTGCGCACTGATGACTGATGGCCACCTTCATCAAGGTTGAGCAGGGCGGCTCTGAGCTGCTGCGCCGCAACCAGGAGCAAGCCCAGGCCGCTCGGCTCGACAAGCTGGAGGGCGACGAGCGGGCACGCGTTGAACGGGAAGCCCGCCGTATACGACGCGATGCCTTGGCGCAGCAGGGCCTCGATAGCAACGGCAACGCCATCGGTGACAGCCGGCGGCGGCAGGTGTTCCGGCGGGATGAGCCGGCGGCGTCGCTACTGCAACGCACCAAGCTGGGCCACCTCTGGATCTGGAGCAAGACAGAAGGCGACAACCAGAACCTCATCAACACGTTCGCGTCTGGAACTGGCAGCCAGGCGCTGAAGAAAGACAAGGCCACGAACTACCCCTCGGGGCTGACTAGCCAGTTCGATCTCGTAGAGGCTCGGACCGACTACAGCTATGGGATGACGCTGAATCATCACACGACTCAGTTCGTGAATGGATACTCCATCCAGGGCTATGAGTCCTGCTACGGCACCGTGCAGGGCATACCCATCACGGGGTCGGTTCCGCTTTACAGCACAGGGTTTATTGAGATTCCCTTGCATAAAATCATTACAAAGACGTTCAACGCCAACAACAGTCATTTAGTGCTGCCTGCCGGCGGGGACGCTTGTATCGTCATCCATAGGCTTAAATCGCACTGGAGCTATTGGTACAGGGACTCTGTATCTAAGCAGTCTTCATTTCCAGAGACCGCTCTGCGCTACACGACTCCCGTTTCAAGTGAAATCGACGAATTCAGCGCCTTTATTGTGTCGGCTAACAGCTGCAGGCAGGTCGCCCTGCCTCAGAGGCTTTTGCAAGTGCTAAGCGTGATCTGGCCGCCTTATGTGACTGAGACGGAATCCAGGGAGTACCTACCTACAAGCTATTCAAGCTACACGATACAGCCCAGCAGCGGATGCCCACCCTTCGAGAGCCCTTTCCGGTCGCTTATTGCTTATGTTGAGCTGGGCTACCCTCCAGTGGATCAGTCCATAGGAAATGACCAGTGGTGCCCCTGGAGCCGTCCTAGGTATGACATCGCATACGGCACAAGTCAACAGTTTACCTACCCTGTGCGCAGGGCTCCATCTTCGCCTAGTTACGAACCCGCCAAATACAAAGGCCTCAAGGCTTCTGGAGCCGTGACGCCTTCGATCTTTGCATCATTGAACCAGGCCGCTCAGTTCGTCAGTCCGTCGTTCATCAAAGACTTTCCCGCCGGGCGGCGTTGGATCACAGAAGCGGGCGACTTCCAGAACGGCACACAGCAGTATGGGTTCTATTCAATGCCCGGCGATCCTGATGAGGTCGCTGGTGGCAGCGTTGTGCCAAATAGCAGGTTGACATTTTCACTTGCAGATCAGCTTCATCCTGATTTTGTGACTGACCCAGGCTACAGCGTCGGCAAATACACAATTTGGGACTGGGATGATCCCAACTACTGCCGGTCAATGTGCCTAGCGCTTGGATTCAACACCGCTGACCTCCAACCATGACCACCCCACCCCCCAACCCTGCCGCGCTGGTGCAGGCCGCCCAGCAGCAGACCATGGTCAACCGCTACCTGTTCCTCAAGCAAGTGGCGCTGGGGAAGCTACTCCAGCAGGCCAAGCAGGTCTGATCATCCCCACCCCATGCTCGACCTTCCCTATGCCGTGGCACCACGGCAGCATCCGCCGCGTCGCGTCGGCACGCTAGACAGCGGCATCCTTGAGATCCCGGTCCTTGGTGGTCTGACCGTTGACGAGTCGACCACCATCACTGAGCTGTTGGCTGATGATGTGTCCGCCTTCGTGCAAGGCGCCCAGCTGGCCGATGCCATCGCCCAGGCTGAGCAGATCAGCCAACCCGAGGCGTTCGCCATCATCGAAGATGTGATGGCCGGCAAGCGGCTGGAGGGGCAGGCTGAGGCGATCCGGCTGCGGTATGCGGAGCGGCTGGAGGGCCTGGCGACGGTGTACGCAGGCGCCGGTGAGCGCAACATCCGCGCCAGTGTGACGGCCATCGTGCGCCACCGGCTGGCGATGCCCGGCTGGGTGATGCCTGAGGGCTTCCCGCGCGTGCTGCTGCAGGACATCTGGCAGCTGGTGATGGACGAACAGGCCGCCGAGCGGCTGCCGGCCAACAAGCCCACGGACGACGACCTAAAAAAGCAGCCGCCGGTCAGTGGAAAGCGCCGCGAGCGGACTGGCAGGCCATCTTCTGGCGGCTTTGCCACGGATACCCCGGAGCCTTCCGCCGCGACACCTTCGGCCGAGAGCTGAGGGCGGTGGTGCTCAAGGCCCACCAGGAGCTGCAGCAGATCCAGCGCGAAGCCGCAGCAGTGGCAGAGCTGCCGATCGCGCAGCTCACGGCACTGATGGCCAACATCAACCGCGACCCGAAGCAGGGCAAGCCGTTCAGCACCGAGCAGTTCTGCTTCTACCGCGAAGCGCCCGAGCCCGAGGGCCTGTCACCCGAGACCGCTGCTGTGGCGCTGGCCTTGCGGCATGAGGGCCGGTGCCCGCCGCTGGTGATCGCCGCCTGGCCGCAGGTGCTGGAGGCTGCCACCGAGGCCACCAGGCTGCCGGAGGTGCGGGCGCTGGTCAGCGATGACGAGGCGGTCTGGGTGCTGGCGCCACGGTGGGAAGCCGGCAACATCCGGGGCGGTCTGGTGGCGGTCCGAGGCCGCCATGCTGGAGAGATGGAACTCCACGAGCTGGACCGGCCCCTGATCCGCCATCGCCTCAGGCTGCCCGACCGGCCGGGCTTCGGCTGGCTGGAGGCGGACCTGCTGCTGGTGGCGGCAAGCTAGGGGCATGAACCTGCGAGACCTCAGGACAGCACTGGAAGCGACGCTGGTGGACGTGCTCGGCACCTACCGGCTGCCGAATGGTGCCACCACGCCGTCCATCGCGGTGCGGGCCTGGGGCGAGGGCTTCCCGGCGGGCACGACGGTCGAAGGGCTGGAGTGCATCATCATTCGCGACCCCGAGCCGGTTGAGCTGGTCCAGTATCAGCAGCAGGTGGCCTTTCACAAGTGGACCCTGTTCCTGGTGGACTGGGGCGGCAATGAGTCGCTGCAGGACATCGCCGGCCGGTTGCTGTGGGCATGGCCTGGCAGCAATGCGGTCCCGGTGACGGTGCCGCGTGGTGTCGGGCCACGGGCGCAGATGCGGGTGGAGCTGCAGACCAACCCGGACTTCAACCCGGCGGTGCTGGAGGTCTCCGCCCTGCTGCTTGAGACCGGCGGGCGGCTGCTGCTTGAGGCCGGCGACTATCTACTGCTGGAGGTTTGATGGCGAATCAGAAGCTCACTGACCTGACAGCAGCGACGACACCGCTGACAGGGACTGAGGTGGTGTATCTGGTGCAGGGCGGCGTCAGCAAGCGCACGACCGTCTCGGCACTTGGCGCCACCGGCCCGCAGGGCCCGGCAGGACCGACAGGCCCACAGGGTCCGGCAGGGCCAACGGGCGCGACCGGCCCCGCTGGAGCCACGGGCGCCACTGGCGCAACCGGCCCGGCTGGTCCGCAGGGACCGCAAGGCGACCCAGGCCCGACCGGCCCGACCGGCCCCGAGGGCCCGCAAGGCCCCGCCGGCAGCAATGCCACCGCCACGCCCCTCAGCGACGCCACACCCCAGGCGCCCGGCACAGCAGCAGCTGGCACGGCCACCAGCGCAGCGCGTGGGGATCACGTTCACCCGTTGCCAGGGGTGGCGACCACCAGCGCGGCGGGGCTGATGCCGGCGTCCAGCTTCGCGGCGATCACCTACGCAGCAGACGTTGAGCTGGACATGGCGGCCTTGGATGGGCAGGTGCGGACGATCAGCCTCACCGGCAATCTGTCGCTCACCAGCATCAACCGGGCGGCAGGGCGATCGGTGACGCTGCGGCTCATCGCTGACAGCACTCAGCGGACGCTCACATTCCCGAGCGGCTGGGTGTTCGTTGGCACCAAACCGGCGAACATTGCCGCATCGAAGACCGGCGTTCTGTCGCTGACATTTTTCGGCACGGCCAGCACTGATGCCGTTGCTGCTTGGGGGGTGCAGGCATGACCATGATTCGCGTTCTTGAGGGCAGCACGATCTGGCCCTACAGCCTCAGCCAGCTGCGGGCAGATGAACCCGGCCGGTCATTCTCAGCGGCTCCGGGTGATGCCGAGCTGGCGGAATACGGCGTGTTCAGTGTGCAGCCACAGCCGCAGCCTGCCTGCGACCCGGCAGAGCAAAAGGTGATCGAGGCAGCGCCTGCCCTGGTGGACGGCAGCTGGCAGCAACAGTGGGAACTGGTGGAGCTGACTGACGCTGAGAAGGAGGCCTACTATCGGGCCACCCATCCGCCCCGCTGGCTGGAGTTCGGCGCCGCCGTGCAGGGCATGAGCGCGATTAACACCATGCTGGCCGCTGCGCTGGAGGCCGCCCCGGCGCTGGCCATGGCGCTCAGCGTGGGCCTCGGCAAAGCCGCTGATGGCGACAGCAGGGTTTTCCTGTCGGCCTGGCAGGCGGCACGCGGGCAGGGCCTGATCAGTGCAGGACTGGTGGAGGCGCTGCAGATCATGGCAACCGCGC